TTCTTGGTGTTCAAACCACAGACGCTACAGCTACAGCATTACGCTCAGGCACAGCTGCCGCAGGCACAACAAACCAAGTAATACTACCTAACAACTCTGCTTATTATTTCAAAGGCTCATGTATTGCCAATGTGACTGGTGCGGCTAACGGTGCGGCATGGTCTTTTGAAGGCGCAATTATGCGTGGTGCTAACGCAGCATCTACAGTCTTAATCGACACCCCATCTATTAATCGTGTAGCGGCATCCGCTGGTGCAACAACTTGGACTATAGCGCTTACTGCTGATACAACCAACGGCGGTCTAACGGTAACTGTAACAGGCGTGGCAGCGACTACGATACGCTGGGTCGCTAAAGTCGAAACAACTGAGGTAACATTCTAATGACTATTCAATACGATAATACAACTAATTCGATCTCTGTCGTTGGCACAGAAACTAACCTACCAGTTAACATCCAGACCAAAGGCACAGGCGCACTAAACCTAGCCGCAGGTTCAAGCGGCGTGAACATTAGTAACGGCGGGACTGTTACTGCAATTACTGGTACGGCTGGCGGCTCATACACAACTGTTCCAACTATTACAATTTCCGCGCCCACAACAGCGGGCGGCGTTCAGGCAACGGGCACAGTTGGAATGGCTCAACTTACTACAGTTATTGCTGGTGGTGGTACAGGGTATACGGTCAACGATGTTTTAAGTTTTGTTGGCGGTACTGGTACAGCCGTAACTGTAACTGTAACAACTGTTTCTTCTGGCGTTATTACTGGATTTACTGTTGCTAACTCTGGCACATACACTGTTTTACCAACCAACCCAATTAACGTAACTGGTGGGACAGGTTCTGGAGCTACATTTAATGTAAATGCATGGCAAGTTAGAACAGGTGGATTTACCATTACAGGTGCTGGCTCAGGATACGTAGAGCAACCCACAATTACTTTCTCTAGTGGCTCTGCTGCTGCTTATGCAGTGGTTGGGGCCATACCGATTATTAAAAGTTTAAATACTCAACTAAGTGTTCAAACTGTAGGTGGTGAAGTTGCTCGTTTTAGGGCAGATCCAAGCGCTGTAGCAAATGGACGGCTTGATTTTAGCGTAGACCAATTTAATCGTGGAATTATAACAGGTATAAATACCCTTGTTTTAACATCGGCAGGAACAAATAGTGTATCAATTCAAACTGCTAGCACAGCGCAACAACAGCTTGTTATAGCCCACACAGCCTCCGCAGTTAATTATGTACAAGTTACTGGAGCCGCCACAGCAGCAAATCCTGTTATTTCAGCGCAAGGCTCTGATACAAACATTAATTTAACATTGCAATCAAAAGGGGCGCTCGGCTTTACTTTTAGAAATAGTTCAGGCGGAACTATTGCCTCTATGTCGCATGCTGGCTCAGCAACTCCAAATTCTGTTGGTTTACAAGCAACTATTTCAGGAAGTGCGCCTGCAGTTTCAGCCCAAGGCTCAGATACTAACATCCCCCTAGTCCTGCAACCAAAAGGAACAGGAGCACTACAAGCCCAACAAACAGACTCTACAACCGCTGGTGGTAATGCTAGGGGTACTAATGCTGTTGATTGGCAAACTAACAGAGGTAGTGCTTCTCAAGTAGCTTCAGGACAAAATACTTTTATCGGTGGTGGAACAAACAATACAGTAACAGGTGCTATTGCTGGTGTTTTAAGTGGTGGATTCAACGCAGTAACAGCACAATACGCTGTTGTTGCTGGGGGTGCGGCAAACAATGCAAACCAATATGGTGCTGGTGTTGTTGCTGGTCAATCAAATATTGCCTCAGGATATTTTAATTTTATTGGTGGTGGTCAATTAAATAGCGGAACAAGTGTTTCTGCCGTAACCACTCAGTCAGGAACCATGAACGGCACTACAGCCGTAACTTTGTCTGCTTCCAACGCTAGTATTAAAGTCGGTCAATTAATTACTGGCACAAGCATAGCTTCATTTACCTATGTAGCGGCTATTTCTGGAACATCCCTGACGCTATCTCAAGCAGCTAGTGGCTCATCAACATCTACACTATCCTTCTTCACCCCCTTTGGCACAGTAGTCGGTGGCGGTAACAATCAGGCAACTGGCTCATATAGCTTTATTGGAGGTGGTGGTAATGCAGGAACTGCGGCACAACGAAATTTAGCATCAGGGGATTGGTCTGTGGTGACTGGTGGTAGTCAAAATACAGCATCAGGCTCAAATTCTTCTGTTCTAGGGGGTGGAAACTGTAGTGCTACGAGTTCTTTTGCTACATGTCTTGGTGGTGCTGGTAATACAGCAAGTGGGTTTGGTTCAACAAATTTAGGTGGTAATGGTAATGTTGCAAACGGAACTTATGCTGTAGCTAGTGGGTTTGGATCAACGAATAGAAGCCTACCTAGTTTTTCTTTTGCAGCAGGAACTGCAAGCGTAAACGGAGATGCTCAAACTCAAATATTTGTATTACGAAATACAACAACAGATGCTACTGCAACAGCTTTAACTGCAAATGCTACTGCTCCATCTACAACAAACCAAGTCATCCTTCCTAACAACTCTGCTTACTTCTTTAGAGGTGAAGTGGTATCAGGCGTAACTGGCGGTGGAGATACTAAAGGCTGGACTATAGAGGGTGTAATTAAACGAGGCGCTGGTGTAGGAACTACGGCTTTAGTTGGAACACCTACAGTAACCTCTAGCTATGCTGATGCTGGGGCTTCTACTTGGGATATTGCAGTAACAGCCGATACGACCAACGGTGGATTACGAGTTACCTTTACAGGGCAGGCAGCAACTACAATCAGAACCGTAGCACAAATCCGCACAACCGAAATGACTTATTAATTTTTAACAAAGGAGCAACATCATGGCACTAAAACTTGCAGTACAAACCCAATTTGGCGTACCAGCCCCCGAAGCCTACGCACGAATCACGAACTTCTTTGGTACAAAAGACCAAATCCAAGTTCAAGTTGCAATCTATTACAACGAAGACGCACGGCATGGCAACATGGCTACAGTCAAAGAAAACGCACACTACATCGGTATGGAAGACCTCAAGGGTGATTTAATCCCAGCAATCTACGAGGTTCTAAAGACTTATAGTGACTATGCTGGTGCAGAGGACTGCTAAATGATTACCTACACATGGTCAATTGTCGGGCTATTAGTTGACAATATCCCTGAACCAGAAACGGTTGTTATCTCTAGCTTTATAATCAACGGTGTGGACGAGCATGGCATCACTGGTCAGGTAAACTACGCAGTTAACTTACTACCCCCAGATGCGCAAAACTTCACCGCATATGCCGACATTACCGAAGCACAGGCTATTGAGTGGACACAGGCCGCGCTAGGACCAGAGCGAGTTGCTAACATGGAACAGGAAGTCGCCGACCAGATTGCACAGGCATCCATCCCAACCCCACAGCCAGCACCGTTGCCTTGGAACGGGTCACAGCCACAACCTGAACCTGAACCAACCTAAAAACTGCTAAAAAATATGCATTAATATACATTTTTGTGTAAAAATACTGTTTAAGTTACAAAGGAATTTATTATGGATAAAGCTACTAAGAAAAAAGGTGTTTCTTTAGCCATAGGTCGTGGTGAAAAGTTGCCTGTATCTAAAGGTGCTGGACTTACCGCCAAGGGTCGTGCTAAGTATAATGCGGCTACTGGCTCGAATCTAAAAGCTCCACAGCCAGAGGGTGGCGCTCGTAAGCGTTCATTTTGCGCGCGTATGTCTGGTATGCCAGGTCCAATGAAAGATGAAAACGGCAAGCCTACAAGAAAGGCTGCCTCCTTAAAGAGGTGGAACTGCAAAGAAGGTGGAGCTGTTCGTGGCGGTGGCTGCGAAGTCCGTGGCAAGACTAAAGGAAAAATGGTATGAGCGAAATTGATCCGATCAAAACCGCCCGTGAACTAGCAACCCATGCTAATGATATTCAACACTTGCAGGACGACATGGATAAAATGGTCAGAGAAATGCAAGAAATCAAGTTAGCAATCCAAGGCATTCAGAAGACATTATCTGAAGCTAAGGGTGGGTGGAAGACGCTACTAGCGATTGGCGGTTTTGTCAGCTTTGTCACGGGTATTGTTGGTTTTGTAGCTGGTTATTGGGGGCAAAAATAAATGCCAAGTACATCTAAAAAACAACATAAATTCATGGCGGCGGTAGCCAAAAACCCATCGTTTGCCAAAAAAGTAGGAGTACCTTCTTCAGTTGGGGAGGAGTTTATGAAAGCCGATAAAGGCAAAACGTTTAAAAAAGGTGGAGCTATGAAACACGAAGATATTAAGATGGACAAGAAGGTTGTCAAAAAAGCCGTTGGTATGCACGATAAGCAACAGCACGGTGGCAAGAAAACTAAGCTAACCACCCTCAGAAAAGGTGGTCTTGCTGCTAGGCATAAAGCCACTGATGGCGTTGCTACTAAAGGCAAAACTAAAGCTACTATGATTAAGATGAATAAAGGCGGAGCTTGCTAACATGAAAAAGAAGATTCGTAAGTTTCAAGAGGGCGGTTTTAGCGCTGAACAAGAAGAATGGCTAGGTGGGGCTGACCGTACTGATCCGTACATCTTGGCTCGCATGCGTAGAGCAGTGCCCGACAAGAAACCTATGGCTTCTACTATGGGAGATGATTCTCCCGCAGGTAAATCTGGTTATGGTGAAGAAAATGAATTACCGACCACTACTAGAGTTCCCAACGCCCCCACTAAGACTTCTACTGCGACTGTATCTAAACCTCCTGTTAAAAAACCTAGCCAAGCAGAAATAGATGCAGAGAAAAAACGCATGGAAGATATTGGCAAAAGGCAAGGTTTACAAGGTTTTTATCCTGAAGAGATGCTTATTGGTGGTGGCGGTTTAAAAATTCTAAAGGAAGCGGGTAAAAAACTAGCTAGTAAAATAGCTGGAAACCGTGAATTAAAAGAGTATGTAGTACCAAAACTGCCTGCTCCTTCTGGTTCTAGTACTCCTGCTTTACCCTCACCTACTCCAAAGCTGACTTACGATAAAGCTGGGGCACTAGCTAAAAAACGTGCAGAGCGAGCAGAAATGCGTAATGAGGCTATGCGTAGAGAAAATGCTGAGCGATACGGTATAACAGATACTGAAGCCCCTGGGTATGAGTCGTTACGTGGCGCGTTCATGCGTAAGGGCGGTAGAGTGAAAGCTAAGACCAAATCCTATAAATCTGGTGGATCAGTTAGTGGCGCTTCTAAACGAGCAGACGGTATTGCTACCAAAGGCAAAACCCGTGGGAAAATGTGCTAAATGCCGATTGAGCCTGTAGACCCTTCTAAAAAGACTGGCGGTGATGGGCAGGAGAAGTATCCAGCCAAGCCAAAGCATGGTCCTGGAAAGTTTGACGAAATTCTAGAAAAAGCTGAGAAGGCTCAAAAG